CCAAGAACTCAAACCCGTTGGTCTTGCCCCACTTCACCATCCGGCGGGCAGATTCACGGGTACGGATGGGCTTCAACCCCATCGCTTCAATGCGCTTGGCCTCGGGAGAGCCTGCAAACGCCGTGATGTTGTTGGGATACAGGTTCAGGGTGGCCTTCTTGTACTCAATCCAGAAGTACTCAGCAATCCGCACCATATCCTCATTGATCCAGTCCGAAATAGACGGATCGCCCACCCCTTGGGCCATGATCGACGTAATGGGCGCTGCATCAGGGTACAGACGCTCATACTCAGCCTTGGTGATGTCTTGAGTAATCAAGCACCACTGGGCATCAGCACCACAAGGGTCTTGAATCGTGGGGTCCATGTAGACCGAAAAGCTGTTTCTGATCCGGCCAATTTTGATGTCCTGATCAAAGCTAGTCTCATCAATGTATTCGGTCAGAACTCGGATGTAGCCCTCACCATACGTTACCTGATTCTCGCAGGCAGTGTCATAGGCCACGTCAGCGTCACTGATGTACTCAATGTGGCGCACAATTCCGTTCAGGATCTCGGCCACCTCAAGGTCAGCCTGGTCGTTGGCAGGGATAACCTTGCCTGACGGACGGTGCTGGCGCTGATCGTTGGTGACCTGACGAACGTGTTGGGGCAACTTGTTGATGGTCAGACAGGGACGGGCATTGATGGTCTGCCCCTGCACTGCACCACGGGTCTGGAGTACGTCAGCCGGCCACTGCCACTGATTGTCCGGTGAGCCAGCATAGAACCGGAGGTCGTCCAATTCATCCTCACGGCTTTCGGAGAACGCAGCAATAGCCACCGTCAGGCGATGCCGCATGGTGGACAGAACATTCTCGCTGCTCTGCTTCTCTTTGCCCCCGTTGGAGACTCTGCCTGCGGTCTGTATGCCTGATTGGTCAGCCATTTACTTGCTCTTCCCTTTAGGGGCTGCTTTTTTGCCTTCTGCCTTGCGCTTTACCGAATAGGCAATCGCCACGGCCTGCTTGATAGGCTTTCCGGCCTCTTTTTCAGCCTTCACGTTCTCTCGGAAGGCCTTTTTGCTAGGCGATTTGATTAACGGCATGACTTTTTACCCGGTTTCTTAGCAGTCTTGGCCGATTCTTTAAAGGCCTTGTCGGTGGGGGCACCTTTCGCACCCGGCTTCCGCATCTTTTCACCGGAACCTGCCTTGATTCGCTCTTTCTTAGCGTTGATGTTTGCGTACAAACCGGGTTTACTTGCCACGTTTCTTGTCTCCAAAGAAAGGCTTAGCCTTATTGAACATCTTTGTGTCCCGTTCCATGATTTCATGCATACGCTTTTCAGCCGCCAATGCCGTCTCAACGTCATCGTAGGTCGGAAAGTCAATGTTTGACCGCATGGCAAACCTGATCGCATCCCTCGGGCTGCGAATGTCGCCACCCCAGTAGGTAGGGATGATCATGGTTCCCTTGCCTGTCTTGGGGTTATCAACCACAGAACCGTAAAACGTCGTAATCCCACCGCCTGGCTGACGCAAGAAGGTGTTGTTGATCAGGTTAGCACGATGGTAGTTCAGTGCTGCCTGTTCTTGCGGGGTGAACTGTGAAATGTCTTCAAAGTCCATCTAGCATTTCCACCTTTTACGGGCTTGTCGGAGTCTGGAATTGGGGTCTTTGGCCGCTTCAGGGTGCTGTTTCATCTGCCCCGCCGACCTTGCACAGTAACTCTTGCGGCGCTCAGCACGTTTCCCCGTAGGGTTGTCCTCAGTCACCGCTGTTTGAAGTTTAGAGCCAGGGTTAGCCTTTTTGTAGGCCTCAACCCCTTTCTTGGTCATGCCAGCGCCTTCCTTGGTAGGACGGTAGTTGGCACCTTTACCCTTGGTGGTCTTGGGAATCGGCTTGTCGTGTTTTTTCTCAGCCATTTAACAGCCCATCCAGTTTTCAACATGGTGGGCTTAACAGCCCATCCAGTTAGTCGCTATCCCACCACCGCCCTTATGATTGGATGATACCCGGCGGCTTTCAGGCTCTTTGGACTTCCGTGATGCTACGGGGAAGGCAAAGGTGACGGCCAAGGCATCAGCCGCATCAGGAGAAGCCAACCCACGGGCTTTCATCTCTTTCTTCCCCTCAAGGAAGATAGTCCCCGCACTGTTAGGCTTTTCCATCGGGCCGGTCAGGTCAGCCTTTAGCTGCCTGTCTGCTGGAATACTAGCAGACCTTAGCCATTCACGCATCTGGCCCCACATTTCTGCCCTTTTATTCCCCCAAGACACCTGATTCTTGGCCTTCCAACCAAAGTTCACCCCCCGAACCTTGTACCGCTGCTCAACCAGGCGATCCAAAATCCCGTACCCAAGGCCTCCTTCATCTATAACAGTCAGCACCGGGTGGTATTCCTCTATCGCATCTATCACCCGGCCAACGATGGTCATGGTGTCCTCGCCCTGGTAGCGCAGAAGCTTGACCAGATCCCTGCCTTTCCTGACCGCTATAACCGTCTTATCAAGGCCGCCGCGAGCAGGGTCAACACCGATAACGACAGGAGCATCAGGATCATTCCATGCAGGTCGCTTGGCTGCTTCATCGACGAGTACTGGGCTGATAAACTGACCATCGCCAGCAGCAGGGAACTCACCATACACCTCTACCCTCGCTTCCCGAGAGTCCTCCCCGTATTCCTCTATGATCTGCTGGTAGGTGTTCTTATCGGTGTTCTCCACCGTCCGGGCATCCACCTGCCGGCCAATCCAGAAGTCCCGCTTGCTGTTGAAGCACTCAAAGAAGTACCCCTGATTGCGTCGAGGGTTGGAGAAGGCCATCCAGTAACGGTCAAGGATGTTCTCAGTGAAGAAGCCTGCCGCTACCGACCATATGGCATCGGGTATACCGCTGGCCTCATCAAATATCACCATCATGCCGTCATGGTTGTGCGCTCCGGCATAGCCATCAGGGTTCTCTTCCGACCACAACTTGCCATCCGCAGACCAGTAGCGGGTACCCTTTTTCAGATCCCGCTCCACCAGTTCACACAACCACTGAGCCGGCATCAGACGGGTAGCCGAGATCTCCCACCAATGGCTATTGATCAGCATGGCCGTCCACTTGTTCAATTCACCCCAGGTCACATGCCGCAACTGGGCCTCTGAGTTAGCACTTACAATCACCGTGGCCCCGATACGGGTACTCATCATCCACAGGATCAACCAGCTAACCAGCGCAGACTTCCCGATACCCCGACCAGACGACACGGCCTCCCTAAAGGTAGTCATGTCTACCTTGCCCTGGTTCTCCTTTATATGGGTGGATATGTCCTTCAACACCTTCCGCTGCCATTCCCTCGGCCCCTTGTACTTTTCCAACGGGGTGTTTGGCTGTCCCCAAGGAAAGGCCATCATCACAAAGGCCTCCGGATCATCAGCTATCCTGGGCGACCAAAGGGTAGCCATCAGCTTCTGTTCATCAGAGGCGCTATACCGTGGCTTTTGCATTAATCATCCACCTCTTCGCCATGACCTTCAATCCAATCCTCAACCCGCTGTTGGGCTTGTTCCAAGGCAGCCGTAATAGATATGTTGGTGGTGATCTCCACCTGTGTCTTTTCCTGCCAGCCAGCCCTGGTCTTCAACCAAAACATCATGGCCTTCACGTCCCCATCCATACCGGTCTGGTACAGCGTCCTAGCCATCGCAAGGTTCTTGTCGGTCAGGGACTTGTTCAACAAGTCGGGGTAATGTCGCTTTAGGGTAGCCTCGGCTATCCCAAGGTAGACAGCGATATCCTTTTCCGGCGTACCTATGGAGGCCAAGGCCTCTACCTTTGCCGCATCCTCATCGGTCGGCAGGTAATGGTTAGCCTTAACGGGGGCAAGCTTCTTGGGCTTCTTCTTATGGACAGTGGCAGGCCGGTACCCTTCCAACCCAAGGCCATCAAGAGAGATCTTTTTCATACTGCCCCCTCACGTTGTTCCACAGAAAGTAAACCAGCAACACCATCCCGACCGAGGTCACCAGAACCGTCAACGTCAAAACATCGAGGATTTTTAGCAAGGCGCTTCCCAATCTCAAAGAGCGCCATCCGTTCCTTAATGTCATCCCATGTCCCCACTGCAAAGTACTTGGGGTTCACCCAATAGATCGGCCCGGTCTCCCCAGGCATCTTACAAAGCACATCCTCATTGAGCATCTGCGACACATAGTTAAACACCGTCTTGACCGACAGACCGGTCTTCTCGGCAATCTGATCCCGTTGCCGCTTCCTCAACACAATCTCCCCATCCCTACCACAGAAGCTTAACAGGTAAAAAAACACCGCAGCCTTGCCACTGAAGAACTGAGCCAGATACGAACCAGCCTCAAAGTAGAACTTCCCATACGCCGGCTCCTTATCCTTTCCTGTCCCACCCTTGGGTATAGACGCCAGCACAACACCAGTCTCCTCATGCACCACATGAAGCGTCTTGTCAGCATCAAACCGATAGCTGTACCTCATTACTAAACCCCAATAATTAGACGTCTTAGATAAACATTATACCAAATACGGAGAAGATCTTCCCTATATACGGGATAGATTCCCTACATTTGGGAGAAAACCTGTACAAATAATGATCTATGTGTACACATGTACCTAACAACATCAATCACTTACAAGAAACCTATTTAACATAATCTGTAAGTTGCCTTATTTACTATCTAGTCTTCATCTTGAAGATAAACAGTAGACAAACGCTTAGATGAACCAAGCCAGAGGCTGGTTTTCATTTTAAAAAAAATTCTGTCAGGGGGGTGTACAAGTACATACCCCTCCCCATCTCGGGCCCCACCCGCCCCGGTCTGAGACGCGCGTCCAGGTTGACGGGCCGCTACCAGGGTGAGGCAGGAGGGAGGGAGAGGGTAGAGTGAGGGAGGGAGTCGTGCTGCTATATATAGATAGTGAGAGGGAGGGACCATATCGTGTGGCCATATGAAAGAAGGTGAGCGATGCCACAAGCCCTTTTCCGCTATTTAGAATACCCTTTCCCGATATCGCCACACGACTGCAATGCCTTGTCGATTGCCGGTAACGATAGAAAGCATGTGACACATCAAAACCGCTTGCATGATGTGTCAGCACAAGATAGTATCAGGTTGTCAGCACATCAAACCGATTGGAGAGAAGCCATGACCAAGAAAGAAGAACTAATCGCCCAAACCATCATTTTCATTATCGCTACGCCCGTTTTCATGGGCTTGCTTTGCCTTCCCTTCATTTTCGTCATGACGCTTGTCGGCGGATCTAAATTCTTCTGATCAATCGGGGCTGGAAACAGCCCCATCACTTACCACTTGGAGAGAAACCGTGTCCTATCACCCTACACTTAACGCAGCCCTTGAATCAGTCGGACTACTGCATACCTGGAACTGCATTTGGCCCGGCATCGCTTACGGCGAAACCCGGCGCTACATTCACGCCGACAAATTGCTTGTGTCCATCTATCGGGATGAACGCGGCTACTACGAAACGCCCGTTCATTACTCAACCCGCTAGTGTCCAGCCTGTAGCGTCCGATTATGGGCGCTATGGGGTGTGCATTCGCCACCACTAAACTACTAGGAGAGATACCTTGAAAACATTCGCTGTAAAGACTGAAAACGGTCTAGTTGAATACGAACAATTGGCAACATTCACCCATTCATTCGGAACAGGGTCACGGCAAGTATTCCGTTTTGTCGTCACCAGACAAAACAGTCTTGATCAAGTCTGCGTCACTCATCGCGCAAGCACTAAACGGGTCTGCGAGATTCCCTATAGTGTCTGGACAGCATATATCGGCGACACTAAGGCAGCAGGAAAACGCGCTCTTGATCTGCTGGCGCAGCGAGTAGGATCAGAAAAAATAATCAGCGTACTGAGCGCTGCTGAGCGGGAGTGCTAATCATGGCCAGACTTAATCATCCTATGTTGAATGCGATACAAGCGCTGATGGTAATGGCGCAAAACGAAAAAAATGCATTATGGCTAATCGACGCTTATGAGATTCTTACAAAATACAAAAATCAGTTTTCACAGGAAACATATCAATCATTAGACAGAGGCATAAGGGAATTGCATTCATTCCTGAATGCCAAAAGCGCTTAACCCATTGCAGGTAGCATTGGAAACAGTGCTACCAACAATGGCAATAATGCCAGAACACCACCATTAGGAGAGAAACCATGCAACTTGAATTCACGCGCATCAAAAATGATGTCAACGGAAACCCACGCTATGTTGTCCACTTCTACGCTCTTGACGTTCACGGCTGGCAGTCCAGCCTGGACGTATCAGAACGCTATGCAATCGCCTGCAAGCTGGCAAATAAAATAGGTGGCCGTAAGTTCCATAGTCGCCAGTATGGTGGCGGTATTGTGTTCCAATCCTACTCCATCACCGAAACAATGAACGCTATTAACCATATTGCTGGCAAAAAATATGAAGAGGCGGTTGTGTCATGAATAGTACAATTTGTGTTCCATCACGCACCGGCGACTGTAAAGTGATAGTTCAGTGCCATCCAAACCACCTTCCACGTCCGGGCATACCGGAAAGCCTTAAATGGTCAGTGATATATGGTGTTTTGCTGGCCTACCATGATAACGGCATATGGTATCCGTCAGGATCGGATCAACCTATCACCGATCACTTAACGCTTGCCCTGATTGCAGGTATACCTGAATTCGACTCAACTTATTGTGAGGCAAAAAATGGATAAGATATTAACTATGCTTGCTGAGACTATCGGCCTGTTATTTGTCGGCGCTTTGTGTGGCGCTATCTTCGCGGTCTGTTTGTTGGGGGGCATAGGATGAAAAGCATTATTACTGTCGGAAAAAAGCGTATCACTGTAAACCGCACACTTGATCAGCACGATTGCAGGGTGGAAAAGGTACGCGCCAGGTCAGACCGTCACGCTCAACGGCTAGCAGCTATGCTCAATTGGTCATCCCGTTATGGTGGCGCTGGCCGTTACTTTGCTGAGGTTTACTATGTGCCGGGTTATCTAATGCGCCGGCAAGGCATGGACGTATGATCCAGGCACTGTTCGCCCTAGCAGTGTGGGCTATCATAATAATTCTGACGGAGGATTGATCATGCAACACTTTGAAGACGAAAACGGAGAGTACGTCCGTTATCGAGACCGGCCAAAATATATTGGCCGTGGCGGTCGGCGTAATGTGGCCGAAAACCCGCTGGAAGTCAGGATATGGGCAAGGGTGCTACCAGAGGATAAAGAGAAATACTTTGCACTCGGCGGTAGTGAGTGGGTTCGCCGGATGATCCGCGAAGAGTACGCAAGGCTGGCCTATAAGGGGCCTGATAGTGATAGCTAAGGCCCATAGGGTAGTAATGGGCTGTCGGACACCGGCCCAGGCTGCAATAGCCTGGCGCTGGCTGTTGCTGGCCGCAAAACAGGATAGCAGGCTGAGAGGCCTGCTACCTTATTATGCCCACGAACTCAGCAAGCTAGGCTAGTGAGTTCGTTTTGGCGGAACAAACCGCCTATCCTGCAATGCCTGCGGGTCTGATCCCTTATTGACGGTCGGTGCCTTATAGTCAATCCTGCCCCCTGATGCCAGATAAACCGCCGTCAACCGCTCGATTTCCTCGCGTTCGGCTTGTTTGCGCTGCATCGCCGTTTTGATCGACAGTTCGCGTTCCTGGTCGGGTGATCCGAAAAGACCAGCTTTCCACTCTAATGACATTATTGCTTTTCCTTCATCTTTCTGTGCGTCTCGCAAATTGTTTTAGCTGCTTCAACAGTGACAACGCCGTTCGACAGGATCACCGGCTGACTCTGATCGGCGACATAATACGGGACGTACCGTGGTTTGCCGGCCACTATGCCTTTCACAATGCTATATGCCCCGTCATCACTGCGGCACTGCCATTTCCCTTTTACTGTCCACGTCATCATGCATTCCACCAGGGGGTATAACCTACGAAAGAGATTTTTTCTGTGTTGCCGGCTCGACGTTCAAGCGACATTCGTCGCCATTCCTCGATTAAGTGTAGCAATGCCTTTTCCTGTTCCTTCGGGGTGAATTTGTAAGCGCTGTATGCAAGTACCGACAGCTTGTCTAGCGTGTCCTGGCCTACCCTGTTCCGCATGTACTGCGTATGCGCCCAGGGATCGGCCGTGAAACGCATATGGCACCCGTAACACAAGGCGCTTGTGTTCAGTTCGCTAAACCTCAATTGTTTAATCACCCGCCCCCAGTAATGCGAACAGTGAATGCCTCGGCGGAGTTCCGGCGGGTAATATTTCCCGCAGGCTTCGCAACTGTAGTTCGTGCTGCACCGGACTAAGTTCGACATGACCACGTCCAGCTTGTCTCTTTTGATTTTCAATACCGTAGCCTCTTTTTCGGTTGTGGCGGTTCGTCTAGGCTGACCGGAGGCATACCGGCACTGAAACGCATCCGATCAAATTGAGGTTGCAGCCATACACTGCCTGTCCTGCCGTGACGGTTTTTCTCAACAATCAACTCTGTGCTGGCATCATCAGCCCGGTGCAACATCATCACCACGTCTGCGTCCTGTTCGATCTGCCCTGATGAGCGTAGGTCAGACAACTTCGGTCTGCCATCAGCCCGCTGTTCAACGCCACGGCTAAACTGCGACAGGGCAAGAACAGGGCAGTTGAGTTCCTTCGCCATCATCTTGCAGCCCTTGCTAACATTCCCTACTCGGACAACATCAGACTCACCATCACCGGACGCCAGTTGCAGGTAATCGATGATGACCAGATCCACACCATGCCGGTTTCTGTGAGACCTGGACACAGAACGTATCTCTTCAATGCTCAGGGATGCCCGGTCGTCAATGTAAAGGCGCTGCTTTGCCATCTTTTCAACAAACCCGGTGATGGACTGCCATTGGTCAGCGCATAGGTCGCCGGTTTGGATGTTCCGGTAATAGGTTCCGGTCGCTGTACTGGCGAGCCTCGACATCAGTTCCCTAGCCTGCATCTCAAGGCTGAAAATCAGGACGGACTGCCCTTGCATGGCCGCATGGTAGGCCACCTGGAGGGCCAGCACCGTTTTGCCCTGCCCTGGTCTGGCTGCCAGGATGTGCAACTCTCCGGGCTTCATGCCATGGGTCAGGTCATCCAGGCCGGTCATACCGCTAGACAGGCCGGATACCCCATCAGCCTGCTGGACAGCTTCCAGGTGATCCATCCAATCTCGGATAATGCTGACGCTATCCCTTGGCCCCTTTCCGGCTTCCAGTTCCATGACACGGCCAACAGCTTGCTGTGCTGCCGCAATTTTCTCCGACAGGGAGCCGTCAACCATGACGGAGCGGCATACCTCTTCACCTGCATGGTAAACACGGCGTAGGTAGTGGTACTGCCGGATGGCATCGGCATAACTCAGGACGTTAGCCGTGGACGGGGTGTTTTTGGCTACGGTCGCCAAATACTGCAACCAACCATGCCCTGGGTGGCTCTTTTCCAGTTCATCGCTAACGGTCAGGAAATCGATCTGAGAGCCTTTTTGGGCTAGGGTGGCTATGGTGGTATAGGCTGCCCTCTCCGGAACGCTGTAGAACGATTCTGGAGGCAATGAGGCCTGTATATCGGGTAACAGGTCGGGGTCGATCAGGATGGAACCGATAACGGACTGTTCCAGGTCGAGGCTGTACAGTTTCATGCTTCCACCACTTTGGTCACGGTCTTTTCCAGCAACAGGTAATCAAGATCAGCACCAGGCCAGGCTGTTCCATCGGCTTTTGAAAAGCCTTTTGCCATGTAGGGAATGGTCATTGCCGCCTCAAAGTAGGCTTTCCACCAATCCAGGCTTCTCACATGCTCGGACGACTGCCAGATCCTGGTGATTGCCTGCTGACGCTTCCGGTTGATCACCGTTGCTGCCGGCCTTCCAACTGGCACACAGACATCGTTATACAGCTTCACAACTTCCTTGATCGGCACTGGGAGGCGCTTAGCCGACGAGTAAGTCGGAGACTTACGATTGGAATCTGTATCTGAGTCTGTATCTGAGTCTGTATCTGTCTCTGGGGGCGTTACATCAACGCTACGTCGACGTTTCCTGTCCGTTACTGTAACGTTACATGGTTGTTTCATCTTCTCCCGATACCGTCTAACCCTATCCACGCTTGAATCTGAGACATATTGACGCTTGTCCCAGTTCAGCACTCGGTTGTCGGAATCGATAAGGGATGCGGCTACAAATGCCGCCTTGGTGACCTCCCATTCTTGCGAAGAAATCCGCAACTGAAAGGCTATGTGCTGATCCTGTAACGTTACATCGCCGTTACTGCACCGGAGGCACAGCAACATGACAAACCTTCGCTGGTCTGCCTCGGATAACATTTGGATTTTGGGGTCGGTCGCAAACTCTGAATAGAGTCTGAACCACTTGAAAACAGTGGGACTCATGGTATTATTTTCCTGCGTATTGTCATTCGGTTAATGACTTGTCTACAAAACCCTAGAAGGTTGCAGCCCTCTGGGGTTTTTATTTTTGGGCCTAAACTGGCCCTTTGTCCAGTGTCCTAAACGGTTTTTTGTGAAACCCCTCCATCGTCGTAGTGCCTGTCATCAGCACAGCAGGCGGGTAAATATCCGGCCTGATGATCTCACGTTTGATCCTGCCCTCAGTTAGCGCCTCAATTGCCAGGGCCTGTTGGGGCGACGGCTTCCTCTGGCGACGTAGCCAACGGCTGATGGCCGATGGGTTGATGCCCAGGACACCCCCCAACTTGTTGACTCCACCGGCCCAACCGATCAGCCAGACCAGTTCCTGTTCCCACAGATCCCACAGGTGTTCATCGTCATCCATTATTTTCACCTCACATGGTTGACACGTCATTGCCCTCAGGTCAATACTACGTCTGCCGGCATACGCTGGTCAACCACACCGGAGAGAATCCATGAAACTCGAAAACAGCCTGGAAACAGGCATACATCAGATAATGATGGCCGCAGAAACCGCTATGTCAGCCGTTCGCAAGGGACGGTACGATGCTGCCAAAGGGCAGATCGAGGACATCCAGTTCCATGCCTTTGCCCTGCTGTCCGAACTGGACGCCAACATCAAGGGCAAGCTCATAAAGTTCAAAAGTCTCCAGCTTCTGGTGTCGCGTGACTCCACCGGATTCATGCACGTTTACACCGATGAAGGCGTGGAGATTACCGACATGCTGCTGCCAGCCACTTTGGACAGCATCTATCAAACGTATATTTCAACTTTCAACCACTGATAGGAGAGACACCTATGTATATTAGTACCCCCGGCATTTGGGCCAAATCAATCAACATTTCCACCCGCAAGACCGAATCGGAAATCACAGGGTGCGACATCACCCTATGGACTACCACCATTGAGGTGATTGACGAGAAAGGTAACGTCAACAACATCTTCATTAGTGGCAAATCGCTTCAGTCTGTCACCCCTTCCTTCAACCCCTATAACGGAACCGAGCGCGGTTCTGACGAAAATCCATTCTAAGGAGCCATGCCATGAAGATGTCTGACCAAATAAACGAACTCGCTACCGCTCTGGCAAAAGCCCAAGGCGAGATCGAAAACGCCAGCAAGAACAGCCAGAACCCGCATTTCCGCAGTAAATATGCGGATCTGGCCGAGGTGTTGAACACCATTCGTCCGGTGTTTAGCAAGTACGGTCTTGCCGTAGCACAGTTCCCGTCCTATCTGGATGGGGTTGTGTCGGTCACTACCATCCTGACTCACACTAGTGGTCAATGGATGCAGGGCACTGCGTCTGCTCCAGCTACCAAGCTTGACCCACAAGGAGTTGGCAGTTGCGTGACCTACCTTCGTCGCTATTCTCTGGCCGGCCTTGGCATCGCCCAGGAGGATGACGACGCCAACAGTGCCTCTCAGCGCCGTCCTGCTGGCCCGGATAAGTCTGCTCTGGAAGCCGCAGCCAACATGCTACGGGCCTGCCAAAGTCTGGATGAACTCCAGACGGCATTTAAATCGCTGACGCCCGACATGCGTCAGGCGATGAACGGCATCAAGGACGAAATGAAGGAACGCCTGTCATGAGCGAGATCACCTTAATCCAAGGTAGTGCCGAATGGCACGCCCACAGGGCCAACCACTACAACGCATCAGAAGCCGGGGCAGTCATGGGTGTAAGCCCGTGGCTTCCCAAGAATCCATCCCAACTGTGGGATCTCAAGAACGGGCTGGTGGAGGTGAAGTTCAATTCCAACATGCAGCATGGCATCGACAACGAACACAACGGGCGCATGTATGCCGAAAGCCGGCTTCATGATGACTTCACGCCTGCTGTGCATACCGTTGGCCGGTACAGTGCCTCTCTGGATGGCCTCAATTTCAGCAACGATTTCGGCATCGAGATCAAATGCCCTGCCAGCATCGACAGCAAGCTGTTCGACTTGGTCACGCCTGACACGGTGCAGGCTAAGGCCCCGCACTATTGGTGGCAGATCGTCCACCAATTCTATTGCGTCCCGACCATGAAGCGGCTTGCCTTTGTGGTCTGGCACGCCGAACGGCAGAACCTTGTGATCATCAACAGGGCCGATGTCGAGCCGTTCTTCCAACCCCTGACCACGGCTTGGGAGGCCTTTGGTGCTGCCCTCGACTCCAAGCAGCGCCCCGAGGAAGACGATGTTGATGACAGCGAAGAGTTCCAGAACCTTGTGCAGGCTTACAAGGTGGAAAAGCTGCGCCTAGAAGCCGCTGAAAAGGCTTTGAAGGCGGTT